ACCTATCAGAAACTTTTTTTATTGGTGACTCGGCACGGGTTATAAGGCACCGCCATCCTGTTGACTATACTGTTTTGCCTCGCTTACCAAGCATTTACGTCACCTATCCAAACTGGCGGAAGCAGAAGGGCTCGAACCTTCGACCGTCGGATTAACAGTCCGATGCTCTGCCGACTGAGCTATGCTTCCATGCTCTCAAGCATTGCAGCTTGAGACCTAAAATTGAGGCATTACTTTTTCTGTTTCTCAATTTCTAACCACTCTTAAGTTGTGGCGCACTTTGGTTCTGGAGCCACGATTTGAACGTGGAACTTTAGGCTTATGAGACCTAATTGCTACCATTGCATCACTCCAGTATATATGACCAGCTACCTCGCAAAACTGGCCGGGCTTAGGCTTCTCACCCGTAGGCTTCTCTCTTGCCTTATCGGTTCACATACACCTAATATTACCACTCTTATTTATGAGAGAATCATAGCGAGGTTTGATGGTTGCTGAGGTGCGGTTCGAACACACAAACTTCTGGGTCAAAACCAGATGACTCTACCAGTTCGTCTACTCAGCAATACATTAAGCAGATTCTTTATAACAATACCCTTTGCAAACATTAATAATTGTAGTTTTTGACACATTAAATTTTTTACTTAATTCACTACGTGAATATATATGTTGATTTTCTTTTATGTATTTAATATCTTCTGCAGAGAGTTTTCTTTTATTAAAATAAACATTATTATTGCGAATCTCATATTGAATGTGATATTGTACGTTTTTGGCTGGAGTTGTCCATTCAAGATTTTCTAAAGAATAATTAAGCTTGTTTTCATCTTTATGATGAACAATAGGATAATTATTCGGATTATCAATAAACGTTTCAGCCAACGCTTTATGAAGTCTAATATTCTTAACTTTATGATTATAATTTAAATTCACATGATAATACCCTGTTTTACCAATATAAGCTGTCATCAAATTTCCAGTTTTTAAATTTTTTATATTACCATTTTCATCAATAATAAAATTTGGATATTCAACATTATTATAAATTAATGTTTTAAACACCAAATACCTCCTTTGGTATATTTTTTGATGGCACGTATTAGGGAACGTGCCCAAACCCTTAACTTTTAGCCGAAATGGTATACAAAAATGGTATATTTTGTTGGTATAACAAAACCGCTTACATATCTTGTATCCATAAATACCAACAATTTTTTGTAACTTATTAATTAAATTACCTAAGTTGCATTTTTAAATGGTATAAAACAATGGTATAGACCAATGGGATAACAAAACAGCATACATTAAAAGTATCCATATATACCAACAATTTTTAAAACACTTCCTGTGCCAAAGCCATAATGTCATTCTCTGACAATACATAAGTGCCTTCATTAATAAGTGGTACTTTAATTTTATAACGGCGATTTTTAGATAATGGACGTTTTCTGTCCCACATAAAATAACTTTCTTCATCACCGCACTTTTCCATAAAATCAAAGTCAATCAATTCCGGAATATATCGACCACTAATATGTGACTGCTGAAGACCTATCCAATTGGAAAATGCAACTGTTGAAATATTAACTTCGCCATCACTGTTGGCATTTATCTTTGCATAACATAAGATTGCCAAAGCTAAAAGCTTGCAATTCTTACTATCAAAACGACTGATAATATTATAAATATCTGTATCACTTACAAACACATCTGTCTTTCCACGCAATTTATGCTTGTCCTCAAGTGCCTGATATATTACTGAGTTAACACTGAAAGGGAAGTACACGCGGTGTTTTTCGCCCCAGTTGAAAATCTCATTACGAATTTCTAAATTATTCAAGCCCTGCTCTTTATACCACATGGCCAGCAGGAAACATATTCTATGTAAACATTTCTTATTTATATTTTTACCTGCGAGGTATTCCTGTACCTCTTTGATTTCATCAATCAATAGTTTGGACTCCTTCTTCTCCAAGGTTACAACGAACCATTGTGTATTTCTTGCCCAAATATTCTTCGGTGCCGTTATCGTCACGCTGCGGTAACATAATATCTACCGGTTTAATGTTCTGTACAATACCGTCACCAGCAATCTGCCACAAGAATTTCTTATTGCGGGCGGGGTACCTCTCGTAGCACAATACCGTCGCAATATTCGCCAGCTCCTGTATATTTGGGCATACCTGCAGGCAGCGGCTTTTATACTGGTCATAATAATACCCCCAGTTGAACATAAAATTCTGAGCAGTTTTTTTATCAATCCAATCTTTAAGTTCATCTTTGTAATCATCATATCGTTTAAACATTGCTGCTTCTTTACCTAACTCTGCCATTTCTTTATTAAACTCTAAATATATATTTTCTATCGCTTTAAAATGTTCTTCGGTATATCCAATTTCTTCATCAATCATAATATGGTAATCAAAATCTTTAAATGTGCGTTTGTATCTGATTGTCTTTTCCCATTTTTCAATCTCTCTGCATAAACGGTTCATATTGCTGTTTGTCATTGCAAATTTGTGAAGCTTTCCATAATACTCACCAGCGTACTTCATAAAATAGGGAAGTGGCTTCGCATATTTTGCAATATGTTTCGGAATATTGAAAAGCACACCGGTCTTAGCGAAATCTCTTTGGACTATATCATCACCTCGCAGGGGAGCGAGGGGTTGGCGCTTCCAAATGCGGAATTGCACCGCAAATGTACAGATTTCATAACCTTAGCAAATGCCGTAGGTTGTATATCTTAGTCTCTTGACCTTACAATAAATTTCTTCATTGTCTTGGCACAGGATTGTTTATAGTATATAAATATTAGTCTTTGTGATATTTTCCAGCTTTAATATTATTTATTGTACTACTATAACATTTAAGCTGACGGGCAATTTCACTGCAACTAACTCCTTCTGCTATCATTTGTTTTGCCCTGTTTATTTCCTCTTGGGTAAGGAAATGTTTTGGTTTCTTCTTATTCATGTATTCTTCCCAGCCATCAATTTTAATATGTGTCCAACTTCGATTATTGGCAATTGAACTGATAGCTCCAAAAGATACATTATATTTTTCACTCAATACTTTTTTAGATGTACCATTTAATAATTCTTTTTTTATATTTAAAACTTGTTCCTCATTTAATTTTGCAAATTTACTTTTGCTACCCAAATTCTGTTCACGAATTTTCTGTCTTGTTATATCACTAACTACTCTGTTGCTCATATATATACTTAAGGCTTGTTTGTTTTCTTCTGTGGGACTAAGGTGTTTACTTGATGCTCGCATTTTTTGCTTTGTCTCTTCAGACAACTTACTACCCAACATACGTTGTCTGTTTTTCTCTCCAAGCTGCTTATAAAATTCTTTATCACGTACACAACCTAAAGTTCCATCTCCACCTGTTGTTAAATTAAATCCATTATTGTATGTATCATATTGTTTAATATATTCTTGTTCAAGCTGACTTAAATCATCATTATCCTTTTTTAAATATAAGATACCAAATATTAAACTATCTGCACCATATTTGTTGAATGAAGCTTGGAGATAAGCATTATCATGCTCATTGTGTTCCAATTTCCATTGATGATGCCAGAACCGTCGTTTAAAAGACTGGTCTGTTTTGCCGATATATAATTTATCATTACCTTTACAATAAATAGAATATATACCAGCCTCGTTTTTGTATTTATTATAATCTTTAAATTCCAAATATTTATTTCTATCTATATACTATAAACTTCCCCTGTTAGCACATTACCAAATTGCCATTTCCTGCAATTCCACAATGTGTAATGCACACCCCGTATTTACGGGTTCACCAACTTTTGCACTGTATGTCACCATACAGGAGCACAGATTTCTATGCTTTTACCTGTCACAACGGACAGAATATCTATATAACTATCATATTTTTTCTTTTGTTCTTGTGTTTTAGGAACTTTTGCATGGAAGCACGACGCCGCATTTGATGCTTCGCCAACAAGACTTACCATGCCACGTAAAATTGCAGCAAGTTTGCTTTGGTCATTATAAGGTTCTTCAATGGATGTGATTTTATCTTCTATATCAATCATAATAGGAATGTCTCTTACGACACCTTCCATCATCAAAGGATTATCAATCACACAAAGCAAGTCTCCGTCAAAATCACAACCCGATAGACGTTGTGGTGTTAAGCTCTTGCCATTAATAATAATTGTATTGACCAAATGACTGCAATATTTATCTAAAAGTTCATTTGTTATACCTTTTAAGATAACATGTTCAGATTTACAAATATGAGGATTACGCTCAATCAATTTCTCTCCAAGTAAAACTCCATCTTTATTAAAACTGTAGAATTCATCAGCTTCGAGGCAACCATTGACTTCAAGCCCACCAATATGTTCCATCATCATAATTACATCAGGCACAGCAAATTTAAAACATGCTTTAAGCCACAATTTCCCGCATTTCATATCATCTTTATATTTCTCAATCAAAGATATAAGATATGTACGCACTCCATGTTCCTTCATCATCATCGGATTGCGAAGAATTGCCTTGGCATAATTATTAAGAGGCTTATGACTATCAGCCATCATACCTAAAAAACAATATGTATATAATGGGTCACCATTGATTATTTTTTCAATCCAACGAATACTATCTGTTGCGAGCAGTGCAAATTTCTCATATGGTAATTCCAGGTCTTGCAGAATCTGATAATTTCCTCTGGTATAAACTGGTTCTTCATCAAGAGAAAAGTTCCATTTTGCAACACCAAAGCAATGTTTATATTTTCGGAATTTATCCCAATATCGTTCCCAGTCAGCATAGGTGCCAGTATCTTTGAAGTATTTTTTACCTTTATACATACTTTCAAACCAGATACATAATGGCTCACTGCCAGGAGCAACAGAATGCTTCATACCCCAAATATCAGTAATTTCTGTGATGCCGTGTTCAGCAAAAAAAGTTTCATAATCAACTTCTATAGACAATCCTTTTATATAAGGACAGCGAGCAATAAAACTTGTCATTGGTGTATTACTGCCAATCTTTTCTTCAAGAATACGGGATATGGCTGGATGATGAATCCCCGCACCATCAAACACATTAATTTCAATGTCTGTAGTTTTTTCTGCAACATCTTTTTGTGTCCAAGTTCTTTTTTCTCCAGTATCTTTATCAATAAATTCAGTTGTATTGTCATACAAATATTTAATGTGCTGATTTGGAATTACTCTATAATAATCAGGAACAATCACAATTTTAGGAATCCAATCTTCAACACAGTGGCAGCTTGATAACATGAGTCCCCGGTAGGCTGTATATTTAGCAATTACAGTTTTATCAAAGTCAATATCCATAGTAATACGCTTGTCTAGTTCCTTGATAATTCGGCTGTCAACAAAACTCATAATTGCATTACGCTGCATTGAAGCACTTCGCTCTGAAATCTCAAATTTTTGCCCATTTACTTTAAACCCGTGCTGAACTATCTTTTTGAGTTCAGCTGTTTTATTTTTGGCACCTTTACAATCAACAAAAATTATGTATTTATTAAATTTTTCATCATCAAATGTAATCTTGCGTATCTGCCTCAACATAGGGGAGTCAGACTGTTTAATAAAATAACGTTCACAGTCACCCTGAATATGATAATCAGCATCTACAATTTCCTTAAAAGGAATTTTTCTTACTATATATAACGGTGGACTAAACATTTACTCACCGTCCCTTAAACGCTGCTGCATTGTTTTTGGTGAGAATTTATGGTAACTCATTTCTGACCAATAATATTCGCTGGGCTCAAACAATTCACAGCCTTTTACATCAGTTGTATCTACCCCGCCACAAAATTCATACAGGGCGCAATTTTCACAATTGCAATATTCATCGAACAATATAAGCAATTTCCTCCTTTGCTATATTTTTGTACTTTAACTCTATATCTCATTTTCAATCTCCTCATCTTCATCGTTATATCGTATCGGACTACCTACGGGAAGCATCTCTAAAAATGCTGCTCCAGGCAACCAATATTTACTTCCATCATTTGTTC